CCCCCCAAAAGCAGTAACCGCCATCGCTGAACGTGAACCGGTTGCCGGCATTATCCGTCCAGCACCACAAGGGAGGATTGGTAGTGGATGCCTTGGCTACATAAGAGCCGCCGCCCATCGAAACGACACCCATCTTGGGAACGACCATTCCGGTCTTGAACTGCCCCATCTGGGTGTAACCCTGTCCATCCACGCCATCCTGAATCATCGGCACGCTCTCTATATCAACCAATACACCTTTCGCATCATAGAATGAAAATATGATTTTGGAAGAAATGGATGAAGAAGGAATAGAGGCACCATTACTGGTACTGATTTCAGAACCGTTATCTATGGCGTATTTCAAGGTTCCATCCGTAGTGACTTCCGAAACACCGCCAACTGTTTTCATCCTCGTTGCAGAAATCCCGGAAACGGAATACGTACCGTCTTTCTTCTTCACAATATTGCTCGCCGAAGTGACCAGACTATACAATACCGCATTCTTACCGCCACGTACACCGGCAAGCGTGAACTTGAGTACACGTGACTGTTCCACACCGTCAGCCATAGCCTTCACGGTAATTGATATCTCAGTACGGTCAGCAAGAGCCGTTCCTTTCGCTACAGATAATGTAATATCACCCGTAGACAAGTCATAAGAGGATGTTACACCTGTCACGCTCTGCACGGATATGGAGGAAAGGGAAAGCTTTGTTGCTCCGTTCCACATGGATGCTGTTGTCGTAATTGACACCTCATCCACAGTTTTCCCATTTTCGTCCAATGCAGCATTATCCATCTGGTTATCCAAGTCGGCACTGATCGCATTGAACGAATGGTTAGCCCACGGTTCGGGAGTAGAGAAAGCACCCCATATACCGTCCTTCTTCGTTCTTTTGCTTACCCATTCATAGGGTATGCTTGCCGACACGCCTACAGGATCATCATTCCAGCCGGAAGGCACATAATCGTCAGTCTGTGATGTTTCTGGAGTGGAAGGTCTTGTATTCGTTGTGGTGTTCGTGAAGATAAACTCATGATCTTTCGCATCCCTTCCGTCTTTTCCGCTTTGGACAAGAAGTTCATATTCATCTGTATTTATCTCTCCTGTAAGACAATATCCGCCATCGTTGAAAGTAAACCGGTTGCCGGCATTGTCCGTCCAACACCACAAGGGAGGATTCGTAGTGGCTACCTTGGAAAGGAATGAACTTCCTCCCATTGCAACGATACTCATTTTGGGAACAACCAAGCCGGAATACCACGGACCGCTATTGGTCACGCTCACACCGTCCTTTCCCGGTGCTCCCGGTGTTCCCGTATCACCTTTAGACGCAATTTCCAGCCAGTCTCCATTAGATCCCGGTACAGAGGACGAACCATCCTCATTGATACACGCCCACATGCTTCCGTTATAAGACAAGCTGTCGTAGTAATCATAATGTACGTCAGGTATATAGCCTTCCTCACGGAAATTCAAAGTCTGCACAGGCGTTCCATCCGGCTTTATCTGCTTGATGATACCTGTCATATATATATTATTCAGATACATGGAATAACCGTCCATGTTCAGTCCGAATATATTCAGATTGGAAAGGTCGCCATATTGTAGGGCAACATTGGCGGCGGAGATCTCCCATGTATTCTGTTTCCACAACATACGGGTGTAAGTCCTTGTTTCGTAGACTGAAGTCTGGCGCTCCGTATTAGTAAAGCTGCCGTATGCCACGAAAGTCATCATCTCAAAAGGGTCGAAAGAAGAAGACCACGATGAAGAAGTGGGGCGCAACTGGTACTTGAATGTTTCGTTTCTTTCACCTGTAACTTCCGTAATCGTGAAATATACTGTACAGAATCCGGCAAAACGTCTGTTGCCCTTTCCATCGTCGTAATCCTCCGTAGCGTTCCCGGTGATGTTATGATAGATACCCATACAGATATCGCCTACTGCGACAGCACCAATCTCACCATCTTCCAGCTTAAGTGTACATGTCTTGGTCCCTGTATCTACTGTTTCTATAATGCCGGCTCCGGGCGCACGCCACTTGTCACCCAGCGTGACCATCACACGATTGTATCTTAATTCGGGAACTTCGAGAAACCGGCGGATAAACATGCTCTCAAACTCCCCATGCCCTGTATCGAATATCTTGGCTCCGAATCCGGTTAAGCCGCTTGCAAAACCATTCTTTCCGAAAACAGCACCGGCAAACATACTGAGAAGAAATTTAGTGGAATCCGCCACATCCTTCCGCACGAATATCTCTTTCAGCTTCTCCGCACTGTTCTCTATCTCAGTCATTACACGCAATGCGCTCATCACATCCTCATCGGTGTAGGTGACATCCTCGTCACCTTGCTTTACGATGCGGTTTATCAGATTCCCTGCTATCTTAAGACCTTTGAGGTAATTAATGATCCCTTGCGCTTCATCATCGTTCAATGCGGAAAGGAACCAGTCAAGCACAGGCGTATTCTTATCCAGCGTGTATGCAGATGTGGCATGGTCAGCGTTGGTAACATCACCCCCTCCGCCACCACTGCCGCCACCGCCGTTCTGCTTTATCTCTTCAACCTCAATGGAGATCTTACTAAAGTTGCTGTTGATGCGGTCTGCCGTTTCGCTCCAAGTTCCTGTTTTGTTTATTGTATTAAGCTCCATATATCCTGTTCCACTTTTACCATTCCGCATCCGGATGCACTTCTACGGACAGATGATTCATTATTCTGATGATTAATTTTCGTATCATAAATATATGTTTTGAGTGTAATTGATAACTTTCTGAGTTACTCTACTATTTATATGCCCAATAATTTTTTAGCATTGTATAAACTTGAATACATATCATAAGTAAAATTTTGAGTACCTATACAAAAATCAACGACCTTACAATTCTCAATTTCAGCTCTGTCAGCATTTGGTATTAAATCTGAAAAAGCGAAATTAGCTACATTCTCACTTTCAGATGAAATATTTTTGTACACTTTTACTAATTGATGATTCAAGTATATATATAGTATTTCATCTTCTACATACATTTCCCATAGTATTTTTTTATTAGCCAAAGAAGCGTCTGGTTCAATATCTGAATAAATTTCAACTATGGTTTTATCCTTATATTCATAATTCCATCGAGGACTACCATCTTCTGCTTTATCATAATCTCCTAATTGTATAGAGAACACACTACTTTTTACTATATTGGGGAGAAGTACATGTAAAATCCTTCTATGAAATTGTGTTTGCATTCCATCTCTTGAATTCTCATCAATTATAATCAATACACCATAAGTATTCTCATTATTATTCACATCTGGCAATATCAACGTGGATGCACAATAAGAACATCGCTTTTTCATAATTAAAGTTAAATAAAAAGAGTCTTCTATATCTGATCCATCAATGTATCCTCCTTCTTTTATAATTATCTGTGGCATTCCGCCTGCGAATAAAGTACCTCCTCTACCCAAATCATAATTTTTGCCTGACTGATCTTCTCCTACGGATTTATCAGAAAATGTATAAAATGCCCCATCGTCATATTGATGAAAGATAATTTCTAAATTCTTCATTTTAGAATTTATCTCTTCTATTTTATTGTAATTTTTAACAATAGCTTCTTGTGGAGAACTTTCTTCTTTAATTGCAGAATAGCATATTCCAATTGTACTTGTATAATAACATTTTAATGTCATATATGCGCAATTGGAAGGTAGTGAAAGGTAACCTCCCAATGTGTTCACTTTCTCTTCATTTATCAAAATATCAGAAGTGTTATAATAGGAAACGGTAGCATTCCCTATTCCATCGCCCGATGATGTGAATATACATTTATTGAAATATAGTGCATTTATTCCGTCTGTTTTAAAAGTGTAAGTTCTATAACCACTTGAAGATGTATAAGTGGGACTGATAAAATTTAAAATAGAATGTTGATAGTTAGATATATTTCCATTTACTTCTTTGACTTTTTCTATGATATTTATTTTATTAATAATTGCAGAATATACTATCGGAATACTAGTCGAATGATAAACTTTTACTTTCAAGCTGGATGCTTCTTTAGGTTTATATAAGTTTCCTCCCTCATAAACACCCGTATTTATTACAATTTTCTCCCCAACAATATCATCATTAACATCAGAAAAATTAATCTCTATACGTGGAAATCCATCCGGTGTAACAATCTTATCTATAATAATAGCATCAACTTCTGATGATAAATTATATGTATATGTTCTATACCCACTAGAAGATATGTATGTACTTTCTAATTTATTCGATGGAATAAAATCATCATAAACTTTGTCCAGCTTATCTGCTAATTTGACATCATACTCATCTTTTAATTGTTCCGATATGTTATCAAGACTTGTCGGATTGAATATAATATACACAGAAGACAAAGGAACGGTGCTAAAGTTCGAAATCCCTATTTTTTTTGCACCGTTAGGGATTTCTTTTTTTAAAGGCGCATTATTGTCATTTTGAAAATACGATAACACGCCGCCATCTTGGTTAAAAAAAACACAAAAAAGCGGACTCAACGATCTGACATTTGTTAATACATATTTATCCGTTTCTATTAAATCTAATAATGCGTGATGTTGACCAGAAGCGATTGATCCATCAGAGTTGTAATAACCATCTTCCCATATTATATTACTTATGTTCCTATTATATGCGCCATCATTGTTTAGATATGATATTGATTTAGAAATAGAATCCAAGTTATCATTTAATGATACAATTTGCAATTCTATTTGTTCGTTACTTTTTACTAAATCAGTACCATCCCATGTATACAATTCATTGTTATATTCATAAATAGCACCATCCACGAACGGAATTGTTGAAACTCTATCTTCCGTTTCTTTTTTTACCAATATTTTACTGCTTGTTGAATAACCAATTTGCCCAACTTCCAACAAGTTACTTACCGATGATGAAAAAGCGTATAGTTTAATTAGTTTATAACCTAACTCGGACAGTTCCGCCGTAAGACTATTGCGTGTTTTGGGATTAACCACCGCATTGGTTGTGGTTGCCGGGTAAATGGTTTGTCCGCCTTTGGTCAACTTATATATTTTTGCCATAATAAATCTCCTATATTTCTAGATTAGTAACTGTTTCTTCTTCCTCTTCCGGTGGCAAAGGAGGTACAAAACCACTCAGCACATCTTCATATTCATTATCCGACAATGGGAACGCCTGGATCGAATTATATGCGGCATAATCGGGATAAGATGTTATTTCCACCGTGCTTTCATCGGTTTTCCCGGTAGTCAGTACGATTCCTGTATCTTCAACGGAAACAAGGTTGCAGATGCCATCCTGAAAGTCGGAATCGGATATGAAGTATTCACGTTTTACCTTCAGCATACCGGGAGAAAAACAGGGGTTGTCAAAAGCGACAAGCAGGTTGCCGTCTTCCATGCGGCTGCAACCCACATACTCATGCCCGTCAAAGGAGGCTATGAACTTTCCCTTGAACGGATTGAAGTAAGTAAACCGGAAAGGAGTATTCACATCCCCGTTCAAGTTCTTCTCTATGATCTTAAAATCGGACTGATAATTGATTCTCATAACTATAATATTGATGTTACATCGTCTATCTCCTCGGCTGTCAGGTATCCGTTCAAGTCAACACTTCCGCCACCTCCTGTCGTGCCAGTGGCACTCCATGTTCCCTTTGTTTTGCATTGATATATAGGACCCGGTATGGTGTCACCCACAACAGCCCAGTCACCTACAACAGGAGATGGAACAGCCTCTTCCAGTGATTCAAGAGTAGAAAATAATCCCTTGTTGCGGATACCGTTCTGCTTGACCTTTTCTAGTTCGGTAGAAGTCTTACTAAAGTTGTTGTTAAGACGGTCTGCCGCCTCACTCCAAGTTCCCGTTTTGTTAATAGTATTCAGTTCCATATCACTTCACTTTATTTGGGCAACATGTTCTGATCCCATACAATCTCAGAACCTTTAACCATAATTATGCGTCCTCCCATTATCTGGGTCTGATATATATAACCGTCACTTCCTTTTTGTTCGACAACCATACTGTCCGGGCGGAAATACAATACATCACTATTGGAAGGATCGAACATGGAAATACTGGGAATCATCCCTCCAAGTCCGTACTGTAGGGAGATACTGAACAGTTCTTCCCCATTATAATCATACATTCTGATAGACGGTACGGAATACTCATCCTCAGGGGATATTACGATCTTGTAACCATTGGATGATATGACATTGACAGTACCACTAAACTCTCCCTCTCCTTTTATCCAGATATTGCCATCCTCATCAATTTTAAAATTGCCGTTAGGTGACTTTACATTTTTAAAGATTCCGCTTTCCGCATTGACTTCCCCCCGGAAATATCCGCCCAAAGCATAGATATATCCTCTCAAAAACACATCACCGCCATGAGTCGCAACAAAGTTCGCCATGTTCGCCCATTCCGCATCCGTGGGCTGGTAATTAGGATCATTACGGAACCTCATTACAGTCAGAATCGCCTGTTCAAGTTTTCCTCCTGCCCAAAACGCCACATCATCATCGTCATTGTATATGCCGCTAACTCCGGCTGTGACCTTCTGTAACTTGCCATTCTTGTAGTTGCCTAACTGGATCATATTGGCCAATATCAGACCACCAAGAATATCCACAGAACCATCCTTGATCGCACTGGCGATATAATTGATTGACTGGAAACCGGCTGTTGCCTTGTCATTGTCAAGAATTGAAGGCTTCCAGTCAGTAGCGATGGTTCCACGCTCTAACTGAAGGTCACAAACGGTTGCGGTACCACTGATAAGAAATATACCACTGCCATTGAAGGTGATCTTATGGGTATATCTCTGATAAGAGGATGTGAGAGGTTGAGAAACACTGAAAGAACCGCACGAAACAGACACAGACGTACCCTTTGCTTTATAACTGATAACATAACTTTCTCCTTTAATCAATGATACGGACTGGGACAAACTACCGATTGCAGCAGAGTACCCGGAGCCGGCATCACTGTCCGCAGATACGGTAGCCACTCCCGTCCAATATTCCAGTTGCTTGCTAAAAAGTTCGGTATCCGCCGATAGCTCGGTAGCGGCAGACAGGTCCTCTGTCTCATAATCTCCCGTAAATCCGGAATTGCGCAACAGATTGACACTTCCGACAGCCGCATTGTCTATCGCATCCTGAGCCTCTTGGGCAAGATCTGCCGCCGCCTGTATCTCATCCGGCAGACCTTCCATGTTACGCCATCCGGTGGAGCCTTTTTCGATGTGGAACATACCCTTGATATCAACACCTTTATCCTGAGTGTATTCCATGTAAGTGGTCCGGTCCTTGTCACCAATATACGTATCTCCGTACACCTTCATCCGGGCCTTGCCGGTAGACCTGTCAAAATCAAAAGAAATGACATCTTTCCCGGTCAAGGTAAAATCATTAATACCCTGATACATGATGATGGACGGAGAAACTTCGTTCACCGAAGAGAGAATTATCGCCGCCTGTCTGGTGATATCGGTCTTATGGCCTAATCCCACGATATCATCACCTGCCACCGGAACATCATTCTCGACATTAGGATCACACACGGTCTTGGACAGGTCTATATAATTCTCACCTACTGCTGTGACCAACCGCCAGTAATAGCGGTTGCCGACATGATGCGAAATGCCTGTCTTGATATTGCACTCCTGTGCGATGGCGAGAGATCCCGGAGTAAACTGGTTCTCTATCTCAATTCCGTCTTCCTCTTCCTTGAAATAACAACGGTAGACATCATCCAACTCATCCACACGGTTGCATTTCATGCCTGCATGGGAAATCACCTGCTCACCACCTACATACGTCTTCTTCTTTACTTCAAGCTCGTCAAAAACGGCTTTGACCTTGACATACAGATAATCAACAACAGCCTGTGACATACCGTTCTCAAGTACAGTAATTCCACTACCGTTCTTACCAATCAAAAGACCTTTTAAAAAATTGATCAGACCGTTGGCCGTGTCGTTATTTATCTTTGAGATAAAATAACGGGATATTCTGCCAAGAATATCTGACACGTTGAGAGAGACACCCATCCTCTCACCTATGATATCCCCGGCTATCTCTGTAATCGTACTTCTCAAAGCGGAAACATTGGCGGACAACTTATCTGTTAGCTCCACGGATATATCATACAGGCAATTTTTATCCGCCTTACAAGTAAATGAGTTCACATACATGAAGTATTCCTTATCATTATACTTTATGTATATACGCGAGTTCTCATTCAACAGACCAGCTAACATACTGTTTTCTGCAAGGAAGACACGTGAGAAACTTACGGAAAAAGAGAACTTTTCATCGTTGTTTTCAGACATATACTTTATCAACGCCTCATCTAATCTCTTCTCGGCGGCAAGCACAAGAGATTTCGGCATTTTAATACCTGTAATCACAAACTTATCCCCAACAGAAGGTTTATAGTTATTTGTGGCATTAGGCATAACAACCCCGAAAGTAGTATTGTCCTTTTTTACCGCAATCCAAACCTCATTTGTAGAAGTGTTTTGTTGGCTTTCTATATATTGGGATGTTTGTGAAGTAACCTTCTGTTCAAAATCTCCTGCTGGTAAGTTCCCGGAAGAATCCACCAATACAGGATTGAATGCCCTTCCCGGCTCATTGTCCTTATAGGTAACTCCTATTTCAAACTCGCAAGCAGCACAATTACCCGTAGTCATATTGATTACAGCCGTACCACCTTCCAAACCTTGTTCGAACAGGTTAAAACCGTAATCCCCATTATATATATGTAATTTTATGTAGAAATAAGAATGTACATACTCATCCGTGCCATTGAATATATTATTCCCTTCTCCTGTTCCGAGTTCGTCACTATCGTTATCATCAAAAGCAATATCCGCAATCTCACCAAATAACTGTCCCGAAGCGTTTGTTACATTTTCTATGGTAGGCTTTATATCGCTAAAATCTACCTTTATCTCTTTTACTTTCTTAGAAGAATATGTATTTTTGAAAAAATAGTAATCATTTGTACCGGGTATTTTATACGTATCGTTAAGTGCATTGTAGAATCTTTCCGCTCCATTTGTTTGTCTATAAATGGAAGGCATAAGGTTTTGCGTGCGTTCTATAGTACTTTTTTCATCATCATTCGGATAGTAGAAAGGTATGTTGTCAGAGCTACCAACACCAGTAACGCGATTGACGGTCTTATAATTGGCGTTTGTCTTTTTTATTGATACAAGCCCTTTCTTGTACTCGAAAGGAGTAGAAATTACATTCTCTGTATATCCTATGTGACAAACCTTACCTACAAAGTAATAAGGAAGTTCGTATATGGTATATATGGACTGTAACGCTTCTGCAAGGTATACGCTGTCAAGAGAAACAAGTTTGCTTTCAGAAGTAATATCTTCATCAATCACTATCGAATATCCGATACCCGATTTTGCCATTGAAGCGTTAAGGCGACCAACAAACTCGTTTATATCCCCCATGAACTTGACGGAAGTGGAATTGGAGTGATACGTGTCTTCCCCGGCTGTCACCACGTCCATGAAATATACGTTTTCCAGCACGATACGTTCTGAAACGAATTGAAGCTCATGCTTGTACATGATACTCTTGTTGTCCTTTGAGGATGTAGGCACTTGGTCAATATAATATTTTTCCCCCCTAAACTCAACAAACTCTTCTCCTGTCCATAGTTCGTCTAAGCATGAAGGATAGTTCAGTGTAGCGGTCAGTGTGGGAGTTCCTGCCATACGTTGTGCCGTATAGGTGTACTCACCTAATTTTGCAGGCATATCAGCATTCGGAAATTTTACTTTACTTCCTTGCGTATCAAGCTTTAAAATGTACAGACTTTCCTTTTCCATTTATTCTTTTACCACATCAATTTGTTCCGTAACTCCTTTGTCCTTTTTTTGCTGTTTCTCCAACAGCTTTTGAGCCTCTTCCTTCTCCTTTGCTATACGTTGTTCTTCATCGGGAACGGATTCGGTGTTTTTCTCAATGGCTGTTTTTGTGGAAAGAATGCCGGCTTGCTTCATTGAGATAAGTATGTTATTATACTCCGTTGCGCTGAACGGCTGCCAAATCTTGAACTTGCAGCTTACACGGAGTTTCTTAAACTCGGTAACGGCATTGGAATTTTCTCCTTTGTTCACAAGCTCCTTTGCAAGCCCTTCCTTGAACAGGCGCATCATCTTGTCGGCGAAATTCTGCCACTCGATAACACCCTGTTGGGCGTTCTTCAAGTCCAGGTCACGGGTAAGCGTGATAGCCAGTGCGCTTATGTCACCACTTGACTTTACATCTTTCGGCAAAAGGAAAGTGCAGGATGTATTTATCTGTATCTTCTCGAACAAATCTTGCAGACTGTCAAGCATACCTTGCGGACTGGGCGGTGCTTTGAACTCTGCACTTCCGTTACCGTCCATTGACTTGTCTTGCAAAATGATACTTCCAGCAAGTTTCTTTGTCGTTTCTGACAAATTGCCTTTAATATACAGAATGCCCCAGCCATTCCGTTTCTGAATGACAAAGAAGATGTTATAGATAATCTCGTAAATCTCAATAAGGCTTTGACCGTTGTTCCACGCCACATCACCACGTTTGGTGCACAATGGTATCTCGCTGAAACCGTGCTCAATCGGAGTTTCCCTTACAAAACCGTCCTCTGCGGCTTCTTCACCGTCTCTTGGCGTGTGCATACGGTACATGTAGGTATCATCGTAGCTGTCAATATATTCCACACCGTTTTCATCGGCATAGTAGACGCTTTCAAGAAGCCTGTCGCCGTTGTTGTCATTGTGCGATATGATAACGTAACCATCCTCATAGCTTATCAGACGGCATTTGATACGTCCCTTATAGTCATAATAGAACAGAAGTCCGGCATCGCCTGTGGCAAGCTGCGAACGGACTGCCTTTGTACGCCATCCATCCATATTCCTGTCTACCCAATACTCCTTGATTGTGGAATAGTTGGCTTTATCTTTCTCGGAAGGAGTGCCACCTCTCAAAGACAATGTACAGGGATTTCCGCAAAGGTAGATTACGTGGCTCGCCAGTATCTGTTCTTGGAAAGCTAATGCCGTGCGCTGGAACTTGATTTCCTGATATCCCCCATCTTCTAACTTGACGCAAATGCTCGGCAAGTTTTGATCAAATAATACCTCATGGCTCATCGGGTCAAGCTCTTTCAGAAACTTTTCCTGCGAAACGATATTCTTTTTTACATTCGGAAGCCTTGCCGTGCGTGTTTCGGTAATGGTTGCGGACTGACCGTCGGAATAGTCGTTTGTAGAGCAAGTGTCACTTCCTCTGAAAAACGGTTTCTTCTGCAACAAGGCATTTACATTCCGCAATAGATATGTTTTTTTCTCTTCCCGTGTCATTTTTCCGCATCAATTAGGTTGTAATACTTCATGCAGGCTTCCTTGCTCGGCATTGCAGAACACTCTCTCGAAGTCCATTTGCAGATAATGTCGTGCTTCTGCGGAACAACGATTATTCGCTTCTGCCCCTCTTCCTCTTCAATATTGAATTTATCGTTCAGCTTCACGCGTGCATCCAACACGACCTTACTTGCTTTGATAAAAGTGTCTGAATCTCCACTTGTTTTCGCATCGTCAGCAATCTGTTTCATCTCCGATATTTCTTTCAGCAATGCTTCTCGGTTCTCATCTTTAGATATGGTAGTGATAGCACCGATGCCGAAAGGTTTCAGTTTCTCGGCAAGCATGGATAACACCTTGTTTGAAGGCTTATCATCTTCTTGGTAAGCAACCTTTGCAGCAAGAGCCTTATCTACGAAAGAATCACACATTACCAAATAGGCAACATCTCTTACCCTTGCTTCAATTCCTTCTGTCTTAAGGGAATTGATAATATCCTTTATGTCGTTATAGCTTATCATATCCTAATACCATAAATGTTCATCGTAAATACTTCCTTCTGTCTGTGCATGGCTCGCTTGTTTGGTTTCTTCTTCGTGATTGTAATACCCTGCTTGAATCTCATTCCCGTATTCAATGTTAGCGCACGGAAGCATTCTCATAGCGCATGGGTCTAACAAGTCCATCGATCTGCCTTTCCCCAACATCTGATTCATTTTCTTCTTGTTCCAAAGCCGTTTCTTTCCGCTCTGCATATCATCAAACCGTACAACAGAGCATTCTTCCATAAACTCGTTCTCAACCGTCACTTTGTATTTCAGGTTCTGGTGAGTGTATGTCTGTACGGCAAGTTTATCGTCAAAGGTTAGATTACCTTCCTCGATCATCTTGCATAATCTGATATAGCACATATCCTTTACTGTCATTGCGGTAAGTTGGTAAAGCCCGAAAGGTTTATTTAGTGAGATATAAGGTACTGCATCGGGAATGTAATCATTAAAATACCGTCCGGCAGTTGCGTCAAAAATGATATGGCTTTCGGCTGTTCCATGCTCAAATGCAAATGTCTTCACTGCCATAGCGTTTTCTCTCGGAGTGGACTTGCTAAGAATGAGAATGTCGTATGCGTGAAATCCATCCCATGCAAGTGCAACAAGGTTGTCCGTACCATAATCCGCCAAATCCACGGTAATCCATTTGTCACCGTTCACGGCTGGGTTGTTGTTGAATACGCCTTGCGCGGAAGTGGATGGAATAGGTATCTTTTCGTTTTCTTCGGGGTCAACGTTGAAGTTTCCCTCAATGATAGCTTGTGCCATTTTACCGCCCGAAGCGGCAACAGAGCCTATGTAATTAGGATTATTTTCAAGCATAGCCCTATTTTCAGATAGCTTACCTTGATAGAATACGAATGACTTAATCATATTCGTATAGTCAAAATCACCTCCAATACGGGCAAGTTTTCTATCAATATCTATCTTACACTTAGCATAAACTTCTTCTTTGGAATCACCCCAAACCACATCATCAACAGTAGAACCGTTAACATAGAAGTATCTCACTTTCCCGTTTCTATCCGACATAATAAAACCGTCAACCCCAATGTACCAATCCAAGAACTTTCTCGTCCAATGGCTACGTTTCGGGTTAAGGGTACCAAAGAACTTTCCCGTAAACGTCTTTGAACGTCCACGGTTACGGGTCTGCACATAGCTGAATGCTTCCCAAGACATTTCAGTAATCTCATCAATACATATCGCATCAATCTGTTTACCTTTCCATTGCTCACGCATTTTGTCAAGATTAGTATCATCTATATAGGTCAAGTCGCAATACGCACCACTTGGGAATGATATGCGAGGGCTATCGGCAGTCTTTACAGAACAATAGTCACCGAATATAGCCTTGAATGTATCTACGAATGAACCTCCCGTCTTTTGCGACTGCAAAGACCTACGTGTAATAACCGCACGGAAATCCCCATCTGTCATTAATGGCTCTGCAAGAGCGAGAACAAGAGCAAAAGATTTTCCACCGCCAAGATTCCCACCACCAAACACTACGTCCACACATGATGACACAAACTGCATTTGGAATCCTTCTTGCGGCTTGATTACGACTTCTCTATGTACTTCTTGTTCTTTCATCAAAAGCAAAAATACCTCTTAATAATAAGGTAATATATACTTAAACCAATGTCTATTTATCATAGTGATAAATACAGTGATTTTTTTATAGTTATACCTTTTTATTAAAGCATTACTTTCGCATATAATCATTATAAAACATATAGTGTATGAAGTTTACGAAAGAGCAATTTTCAGAAGCACTGAAAGTGAAACTCACCAACAACGGCAAGAAAAACTTAGCTATGAGTGAGAGAAGTTTCAACGGCAAAGTAGAAAGAATCTACAAGCGGTTGGAGAAAGCGAGTGATAAGGACGAGTTGGAACTGGATGATGTTGTTGCCGACTACTTGGATGACTTACAAGAGGACGATAACAACATACGAAATGACAACTCAAAATTTATAAAAGAGTGGGAAAAGAATCATCCGAACAAGGACGATAGAAGTGATAACAAGGATGACAAAGGAGACGAAAGCAAACTGGATAAGTTGCTCAAAGAACTCCAAGATTTGAAATCAGAGCGTGAGGAAGAGAAAAAGGTAAAAGCTATCTCAGACAAACGCAATCAACTCAAATTAGCCTTAAAAGGGAAAGAAGTCAAGAACGAGGATTGGATTAACGACCAACTCGAATTGATTCACATTGATTCTGAAACAGATGTTGATGCTCTCACAGAAAGACTGCTCAAGAGCTACAATAAGTTTAATGCTAACACTCCACCTGACATCACTCCAGGAGGCACGGGAAGCGGTAAGGAAAAGACCGATGACTTTGCCGATGTGGTTGCTGTCGTAAAGAAGCAATCGCACAGAGAAGAAAAGTAATAATAATTTAAACCAAAAAGAAAATGTCAGATTTTTATCAGCAAATTCTATTGAACAGTGGCTACCTTCCCGGTAGAGCATTGGTTCAGGCTCGCGGAAGCATTGGTGGACACCGCTATGTATTCGTGAAGTTACAGATGAGCGGAAAGGACGCACTTGTATTTCCTACCAGTGGTGGAATTGTTAAAAACCCATTCAAAGGTAATGCAAGAGCTTTTGCCGGAACGCTCGCTGAATATATTCCCAGTAATGGTTCTAATGGAAGCGAAATACGTATCCTAAAATCGTATGCGGTTGCAAAAGCTACAACTGAATCTACAGACACAGATATTTACCTGAAAAGAGACGGATATTCTCTTATCCCATTCGTAGGAGATATCCTCATGGTAGCACCTTCTACATTGACAGGAAAAGGCACAGCGGTAACAATTACAGCCGTTGAAAAAGCGACTGACGGAACGGCTGGCGATGTTTGGAAAGTTACATTGAGCGCAACCCTCGGATCATTAACAACTTCATCTGTCCTTGTTGAAGCGAAAGAAACAGGCTCTGGTAAAGAAGCGATGGTTACTAATCCTAACTCATACCTTCCCTGCGACTTTGATTTTGTTTTTGACCCAGCTACATCCGAAGATGATTTCGATGGTGCAAGATACCTTATCACTCCTGCATTGGCATTAGGAGATGTATTCCTCTACGAAGACCGTATGCAACCTCTTTCGGCTGCATTAAAAGCTTTGAACAAGAGCAAGGTTAAGGGTTGGTTTAACATTTAAAATTGACGAGACTATGCCTAAATTTGATTTTAATAACAGCAGATATGCAAGATTTTTTTCTGACAAGACCAATCAACGTTTCTTGCAATCCTTTGTCAATACAGAAGGTCTGCTATACACTAATTATGGTTGGTACAAGACTCAAGGTGTAAAAGCTGGTGCTCCCACACCTACCGCCCCTAATGGCATCGCTACTTTTTCTGTGAAAGGACGTGACTTGAAAGCCGCTCCTTTGATGGATTTGCGTGCACCTCTTGGTGACAGTAATCAAATGGATAAGGACGGTCTGTACTGGTACACCGCATCCATTCCTGATTTTATCGCTCCCGGTTTCGTTGAAACAGCTATGGAACGTGAAGCAAAAGAACAACAGTTTGAGTTGTTTGGAAACGATGCCGATTTGGTAGCCGCTTGGGTACATACATTACAGTCCCAGCTTGATAGTGCGGACGCAACCATGAACTTCATGACTGCACAGTTAATGTCTAAAGGTAATATCGACTACCGCAATATCGCACGTGGTATTCAAATTCCGTTGCACAAAGCAGACATTCCGGATGAAAATTTCACTAAAGCAGGAACTAAGGTGTGGACTGACGCTGAATGCAAGATTCTGAGCCAAATGGCGGAAAAGGAGAAAAAATATCGTGAAAAATGGGGATATGAAGGTGCAATGGAATGGCAGGTTACACGCAAGATGTTTTACGAAGTAATGTTGCAAAATGCCGAAGTTAAGGAATTGATTGAAAGTTTCAAGAAAAATCCTTTAGCTTACATCGCAACAACCGCTACTGCGCCTACTACACGTGAGTTGTTCTTAGCAGCTTTCCGTGATTATCCCGGTGTATCTCCAATTGAAATTGTAGAAGAGCGTGAGCGTAATCTTACCAATACTGGAGACACATTCGTGCAAGGTTGGGATGATAAGATTGCAGTTCTCCGTCCTGCCGGATATGCTTGTGAGTTTGAATACACCAATAACTTAGACAAACAGATGTTTGACAAGTATGGTTCAAGCGTAATAACTAAAATTTTTGCTCAGGCTAATGATGGTCTCTGCACGATTGTGAATACAACGACAAACAACGGGCTGTATAAGGAATGGCATACGGATGTGATGATGTCGGCTTGTCCTGCACTGAAAACATTCCGCAATCACGTCATTGTAGACACAAGTCAGGCAGACGATTAATGTACAACACATTGCAACAGTAGCAGTTATGGAAAAATCATTTGACCCGATAGCATACCTCAATGGGCTTACGAGATTTGTCTTTGAAGATGATGCGCTTGAAAATATCGCATACGAAAACGGTTTGATGTTTATTTCAGACCGTTCCGAAATAGACGAATGCACTAAAGACCATTGCCTTATCGCACTATATGAGCTTGTCATTAACGGTCCGTGGTCTGTGGCTTCATCATCACTCCAGCATGGCAGTTATAGACAGGACGTAGGCAGTGAAACGGTAACGGCTCCCATAATCCAAAACTTGAAAGACCGTCTGAAAGCACTGTACAAAAAGTATGGTGAAGAAGAAGCGTTGGGAAGCATGGATTCGGGTAGTATGAGTTGGGTCAATGAAAATTCATTAGATGTATAGCTTATGCGTCTCAAAAGAAAAGCAATAGCAGAATATCCGTTTCATGGTATATTCTACACCGTGATAACGAAAAAGCCGGAGGACGGAGACCTTCTCGGTAACGGAGGATTGCTTGACGGTGATTTGCTAGGCGGTGAAGATACGGATGGTTCTCTCAATGCGAAAATAACTGAGAAAAACGAAGGGAATACGGAAACTTTGGAAGAAACCATCCTTCTTGAAACCGAATGCGATATACAGCAAGCCTCCAAGATGTTCAATGGCGGCACTATCATGGCAGACTATAACGTGTTTTTCCCATTAAAAAAAAGCAGCATTTCACCTGTAAAAATTGGAGATATGTTTAGATGTCCAAAGGAAAGTTACGGAATAGGCATTAACGGTCGTGTTATAGGAATGGAAATTAGCCAGCTTGGTGGCGTGAAAGTTAACATCAAAATGAGTGAAGTAGGTTAAGTATGGCAAAGACCAAGCAAAGTGCAATCACCCGTATTGTTGATTTACTCGCAAACGAGGGACAGAAGATAGTGGCTAAGGGACTGGCTAAAGTTTCCTATACCTACCGAAGCCTCAATTTGAGAGATAGTTACGGTTGGGGAGTATATGTTGACGGAAAGCTTGCCAGAAAGGGATATACCGCCAGCTCTCCCGGAATAAAGAAAAAATGGTATGGTGAGGAAATTACCGGTTATGAAGCAGTGGTTGAATACTTGGAATCCAAATATAAGCCACATCCGGGAATTGATTTGGTAGTTGTAGCCGCCATGCCTTACGGAGAAATACTACAAAATGCAGAAGGTAACGTGAAGAAGAAATATGAAGTGATAGCAGTGGCACGTAATGAAGTTAAGGCATTATCACGGAAATTCAAGAACGCGAAGTTCGGCATTATCAGTCACGGTAAACAAGACAATATATGAATGATTTATATAAAACTGGCAGCATGATAGAGAATTTTCTATCCATGTTACTTACAAAAGCAAAGATTTCATCAATAATCTCTTTTGATGAAACACCGCTGACAATAAGTAGTGACAGCACGGACATGATCGTTGTAGATGTTCTTAGCGTGAATGATTACGGAGGAGAGGCGAAATGTTCCGCCAACATATTCCTCTATGCGAAGTCCACGGACAGTTTGGGATCAAAGCCAGTAAAAAAACTGTTCGACATGGAAAAAACACTATTCTCGGCAATTGACCAATCCAACGACAAGCATTTCGTCATAACAAGCTGTGAACTGATAGGGAAAGAAAGTAAAAATTCCGGAAACTTCTATTGCAATGTGTACAATATCGGGATAACAATAAGATAAACAGATTATTAACAAGATAACACTTTTTAATTATGGCAGTAAACAATACTGGCGCAACAGCCAAAAAATTTATCAAACCTTCTTACATCGTGGCAACTCTGTTCACTGGTACTGAAGAAGACGATGTGCCAAAGGGTGACTCTTACATTCTTGAAGATGTAGTTGAAGACACCACTTCAATCGCTCAAGACGATAATGATGTAAACGACATCGAGTGTGAAACTTCCGATAGTCCTATTCTTTCCATCGTGAAACTCGGCAAATACCAATTTACAGCTGAGGTCGCAGATACACAAAAAGATCTGCTAATCGCTCTCATGGGATTTACGGCTGGAACTACTGTTTCTACCAAATACTTTGCTCCTGCTCAATACAAGAAATTGTATGCAAAGATTGACGTAGTGTTTGAGGAAGGGGAAACGATGACAGCATTTGTGGTTCCAAAATTACAACTTAATTCCAAGCTAATGCTTGAATCATTAAACTCCAATATTGGACGTATCAGTCTTGCAGGAACAGCGTATGATGCAAATGTCGCCGATGGAGCAAAGACTATCAGAACTCCGTTTTATGTGGATTCCGCTTATACCCTACCATCGGCAGGATAACCCATAATAGATAAGAAGATTGTTTTACAGGGCGGTAGGCTGGATATGCCGCCGCCCTTCATGCTTATAATCATGGCAGTATATAGAGCAAAGAAAAAAGATACACAACCAAAGAAAGACGCTGTAACAGCTCATACTCCTGTATCCAATGAATCAATGGAGCGTTTGGCAAGGATAATGAACGACAGCCCAAGTATTATGAAACTCCACGGTACGGAGTGGTGTATCAAAGGATTAAAGCCCGGTGTTCAATGGCTTATAGCCGAACAAGCGTGCCGGATCGTCAAAGGAGAGAAACTGAGCATGGGAGATGTTATCAAGGAGTTTGCAGTAAATCTACCAGCAGTGGCACATGTAATAACGCTTGCACTTCTCAATGACAAGGACAGGATATTCTCTGATTATGAGAAAAAAGAACTTTCAGATGACTACCACAAAGTCTATGACCTTCTAATGTGGGGGGAATACGACATAAAGGATTGGGCTTTATTGCTCGGTGAAATCCTTAACCTCATAAGCACGGATTTTTTTTTCGAGAGTATCAATGTGATTCAGACCGTGAGGGAGATGACACTGGCAAGGAAGATGAAGAAAACGGAACAAAGCTGATAATATCCCGTACCGAATGGGGGCAGATGATTGATTTTCTGCGCTCCAACACTTGGTGCTCTCGTGAAGAATATTTATGGGAAATGACGGTCGGGCAAGTCCGGTTAAGCTCGTTTGATTTTTCCCATGTAGAATACGGAAATAAGGATAAGAAAAAGAAGAAGGTCAACAAGATAAGTTCGGTTGACGATTTGAAGAATTTGAATGATTTGGGTATGCCCATAATTAATAAAAAAGGATAACGATATGCCAGATAATGAAGCAGGAGCATTCCTCAACATAACACCCGATGTATTAAAGAAGTTGGACAGTTTCGATGAGAAGCTGGAGAAGATAGAGAAACATGCACATACGGCTGCGGATGCGTTGAAAAACGGGTTTGGCAGTGTGGTAGTAGATACTTCCAAATTGGAGAGCGCAATCGCTTCGTTAGCCAGCAAGATAAGTTCGATTGGGTCTAAAGGGAATCCGTTTGAGGGAGTAAGTAAAGGAGCTGGAGATACCGAAAAGAAAACCACATCCATGAACGAAAGCCTTTCACGTGCAGCAGATTTACTGAATCGGATAGGTGATAAAAAAATAGGGCAAGGTTCGTTTAGCGGATGGAATATAGCCGGACTGAAAGAAAGTATTTCTGACTTGAAAAAGTTTGTTGAGAATACACAGACTATTTCAAAACAACAGCAACAGACGGCCGTTAATGCCATGCGTTACATGAAAATGGAGCTTGACTACCAACGCCAAACTGACGAACAGAGAGTACAATCGGCAGAGAAAACCGCACAACGAAAAGAAGCAGCCGATAGGCGTGCGGCAAAAGCAGCAGAACAATTAGCGAGACAGCAAGAAATAGCTCAACGTACTACGCCGCAAGGTGCATTGGACTATTCAAGAAACGCCAAATATTTGCGTGACCAAGTAACAGCCATAAACTACTTGAAGCAGGCTCGTTTGTCTTTAAACACTACAGATGCCAACTACAGGCAGACACTTGAACAGATAAACCAAGCCATCGCCAAGCACAACCAAGCCTTGCAGCAAGCAGGAGTACAATCGCAGCAACTGGCCACACGCCACCGGAACCTAATGGATACGGCTGGGCAATTAAGCCGTCAGCTTGCCTTGGTGTTCTCCGTATCACAGATTGAAGGGTATATCAGTAAGTTGGCAAATGTACGTGGAGAATTTGAATTACAGCAGCGTTCCTTGGAAGCCATTTTACAGAATAAAGCGCAAGCAGACCAGATATTCAACAAGACCGTCCAACTTGCTGTAAAATCGCCATTCCAAATTAAGGAACTGGTTACATTCACAAAACAGCTTGCAGCATACCGTATTGAATCGGATAAGTTATATGACACGACAAAACGACTTGCCGATGTATCCGCTGGTTTAGGTGTTGATATGGGCAGACTTATTCTTGCTTATGGGCAGGTCAAAGCGGCAGCGTATTTGCGTGGTACGGAAGTTCGTCAGTTTACGGAAGCAGGTATCAATTTGTATGGAGAATTGCAACGCTACTTTGAAGAAGTTAAAGGCGAAGCATATACCACTGCCCAAATTGTGGATATGATTTCAAAACGAAAAGTAACCTTTGAAGATATTGAGAACATCTTCAAACGGTTAACTGACAGCGGAGGATTGTTCTACAATATGCAGGAAATTCAAGCCGAAACTTTGCAGGGTAAAATTTCCAACTTGAAAGACAGTATTGATGTGATGCTTAACTCTATCGGTAAGGCTAACGAAGATACACTGAAAGGTTCTATTGATTCTATTAAGGTATTGATTGATAATTGGGAAACAGTTGTCGAAGTGGCAAAAGCGTTTGGCATTGTAGTTGGTTCAATGGTTTTACTCCCTAAGATAAAAGCCGCTGCAAATGGAGTTAGCTTGCTTTCCTTTGCTTTTACAAAAGCAGAAACCGCATTACGTTCTTTGGGATTAGCGTTCAAAACATCATTTCCATTAATAGCACTTGGAGCGGCTTTACAACTTGTTAATGAGTTGTGGAATGTGCATTCTCAATACAACAAAATGTTACGAGAAAGTAGCAATAAATATTATACAGCTCAGTTAAGAATAGGAGAAATAGACGAAATAGCTAAAAATGATACAAGAAAAGCGTTATCATCCCTTGTAAAAGAGATGAATAATGAAGGATTTGAAATAGAGATAAAGCCTAATATATCAGAAAAAGAAGCAAAAGAACAGTTTGAAGAGTATAAAAAACAATATACAGGATTCTTGGAAGATATTAGGAAGATTGAAGCCAACTATGCAGAAAACAGAAAGAAAGGATGGCTGATAGGTAATGATGATATTGAAACAGATTTAGACGAATACGAAAACGCTTTCTATGACTTTATAGCGAAGGGTAACAAAATACAAGCTGAATTATTAAGGATTTCAGAAGAATCAACCTCCTTAGGCAAAGGAGCAAAAGAATACATACAAGAACTAGTAAAAGGAAAGAAAGAAGGAGAGAATTTAATTGACTACTACAAAAGACTTGCAGACTACTTGGAGAAGTTACAGAATGGTGTTCTTTTTGCAGGTAAGAAAAGTTCTATCGCCAGCTCATTTCTTGGAACAAAGAAAGATTTGGAGAAAGATAAAGAAGAAGCAACTAAAGAAATACGTGAAATCTTTGATTCCGTAAATGATGAGGTAATAAAAGGTAATAAAACAAGAGAACAATTTAAGATTTTAATAGATAAAGGAGATTTTTCCAAACAATGGTCTGATATAAAGAAGCAACTTGCATACGATATATATAACTTGGGAGATATAAAAGTTCCTCTTAGACCAGGAATAAATCAAGAAGATCCTCAATCAAACCCCAAACATGAACGTGACATATTAGCAGAACGCATTTCTCTTATCAAAGAACTTAACAAGGAATACGAGAAGCTGAATAAGGTAATGGGCAGCGATAAGGCAGCTAAGACAGTCATGGAACGCTACGCATCCCAATTGAAAGATGTTCAGATGCCTAAAAATATCATAGGGGAAGCATTCTTGCCTAATAAGGAAAATACGGCAAAGGCTTTGCAGGAACTTGCAAAGATTATTACTGACTTTAGGAAGAAGATAGGAGCACAAAAAGATGCTAATGTCTTGTTTGACGAAAAGGATGCAGATGATTTTAAAAAGCAGCTAGACAAAACTAAAGATAACATTGAATCCATGTTCAACAGCTTAGACTTACACCAGAAGCTGAAAGATGCAGGACTGTCCGAAGCCGAAGTGCAGGCTTTGTTCCCCGGACTTGCCAAGACCTTGGACGATGTGCAGAAAGGAATTGAAGCAGAATATCAGAAAAAATTCCCGAAAGGCGAATACCTTATTGCTGATACCGATGCCAACAAGCAATATTTAGCAGACTTGAACAAGCTGAACCAGCAGCGTATAAAGAACAGTCAAGACCTTGTTATCGAACTGACTAAAGCTTATAAAACACAGCTTTCAGACCAGTTGCAGTTAGATATGTGGTATTATAAAGAAAGAAGCAAAATTTATACAAAAGTCTATGATGAACAAACAAAGACGTTTAAGGATGTGCTTACAAAAGAAATGCAAGAACAATACAGCAAAAATTTGAAAGCACAATATGACAAGAAATCGTCTGAAAATACATGGAAGGCATTTAAGGGTACAGATACCTATATGAATATGTTCGACAACTTGGAAAACGTTTCAACAAAAGCCATTGAGAATATGAAAGCCAAACTTGAAACGTTAAAAGAGCAGATGAAGGATCTTGATCCATCCCAGCTAAAAGAAGTGATGAACTTCTACAACAAAATGGATGAACAACTTTTTAAGAGAAGTCCTCTGGAATCGTTCTTAAAATCGTATGAAAAAATTAAAGAACTAAAGTCACAAGGTATAACAGAAGAAGGGCTTCTACAAAGAATTGCTGAGAATGACATTGAAAATACAAATTTACAACAGCAAATATCTGACCTTAATACGATTATAGCACTAAAAAAAGAATCTATTGAAAAAGATTCTGTTGAATCATCATTTATTGAAAAAAACAAAGATCTTTATAACCAATCTATTTCCGTATTGGAAAGCATGGTTAAAGCAAAACAAGACACGATAAATGACAACAATAAGGAGAATGAAAATGCGAATAAGAATTTAAAATACTTCAAAGATGCAAGAAGCAGCCTTGAATACATGAAATCCGCCTGGGATTCTGTAAGAAATGCGGGACGACAGGCAATGGGAAGCATAGTGTCTATCCTTGAAACAATGGGAGAAGACACCGATAGTACAAGTATGAGGTTGTTAAACATGGTCGGAACTATTGGGGATTTAGTTATACAGGCAGTAATGTTTCAATTGCAATTAGGACTTTGTACAGAAGCGGCAAAAGAGATGGGTGTTGCCATGAATGCTGCATTAGGACCAATTGGATGGGTACTAATTGCATTACAAGCTGTAGCCACCATTCTTTCATCTATATTCGGCAACCATGACAAAGATTTACAAAAAGAAATAGAAGAACATGAAAGAAAGATAAAGAAGCTGGAACGTGAATACGACAAGCTAAAAGAGAGTATAGACAATGTATGGGATATAACAAAGCTACAAGAATATGGGAATGAACTTGATGAGAACATAAACAAACAGATAGTATCTCTCAATGCCATGATAGCCGCCGAAAGAGATAAGAAAGATACTGACTGGGATAAAATAAACGAATGGCAGGAACAGATTGAAGATCTCAGGGATACTTTGGCTGACAGTGCTAATGACATGATAGCGGAGCTTGGCGGTGTAGGTTCCGATGAAAATTTCAAAACATTGGCTGAGAATTTTGCATCGGCATGGTTGGAAGCGTTTCAAGAAACAGGGGATGGCTTGTCTGGACTTCAAGAAAGTTTTGATGATTTTATGGAAAACTATGTAAAACAACAGATACTTCTAAGATTATCTGACAAGTTCTTAAAACCTATGTTTGAAGAATTTGACAGTCTAATTGCAACAAGAACAGATATGGAGCAAGAGGATCAAGAAAGGTATTTTGAACTTCAAGCCCAAATAACCAAGCTAAGAAACACAGCCAATAATTCGGTTGTGAAAAGTGTCGCAAAAAAGGCAAATGCCGCTGCTGATGAGATAGAAAATAGTGAGGAATATAAAAGACTTCAAAAGGCATATACGGATTTTTTAAAGCCGAATGATATTAATACCGAAGCCATCAAAGACTGGTCTGACAAGATGAAGGAAGTGTTTGGTGAATATAACGAGGCGGCAGAAGAAATTTTTAACCAAATAGGATGGGAACCCGGAGGTAAAGCAAATCTGTCCGCTCTCACCCAAAGCATACAAGGTATAACAGAGACTACTGCCGAGGCACTTGAGGCATTACTAAACTCTATCAGATTCTTTGTAAACCAGCAAACTACTGATATAACAGCTATCAGAAATCTGTTAGAAGCTCGATATAGTTTAGAATCACAAGCTGAAACAAACCCCATGCTAATTGAATTGAAAGCGCAGACGGGATATTTGGAGATTATTTCAGATAGAATAGACCGTGTATTCGCACCAAATTCAAATTCAAGGGGAGCAGGACTAAGAGTATTCATAAGTGACTAATTAATTTAATACATTTAAATAATCATTCTGATGGTAAGAGATAGTATAACGACCCAAGCCATACCGGGTGGCTTCTCCGTAATAGTAAGCGGTTTTATAGCAGAATCATTGGAGCACATGATACCTTGGATTATTGTATCATTTGCAGTAGTGATATGTGATTTGGCTTTTGGAATAAGGAAAAGCCTTTTAATGGGCGAAAAGGTTCGTTTCTCTAGTGCAATACGCCGCACAATGGGTAAACTTGTAACCTACTTCGCCTTTGTTTGTATGGTTGTCATGATAAACATTGCATCCGGCAGCAAATGGGATATAGACATATACTCCTGTTTGTTAGTTTGCTTCATTGAATTTTGCTCTATCATATCAAATATATTGAAGCCCAAAGGATACAGCTTTAATATGCTTAAGGCGTTAGGTCTGTTTGGTAAGAAGGTGCTTGATGTAGAAAAAGAGGATATAAATGAAATAATAACAGAAAATAAAAAGGAGGAAAAGAAATGAGTTTAATTGATTTTATTTTTATTGCGCCTTTTGCACTTTATGCCATAATCTACGCATTTTCGGTAAAAGAATCCTGTAATTCCGATGAATCCATAGAAATATGACGTGCATTTAAGCGCTATTCTTAATACATATTCATGCCCGTTTAAATAGCTTTCTGGCGAACGCAGTAAAAGAAATGCAGCTGTCAATGTTGGCATAATAAGTATAGGTATTTCCATATTAAACCTGTATCGGGAACAAACGGAGCATAAACATAACAAACAAAAAGAATAATAAATAGATAATGTAGACGCAGATATGGCAAAAATTACTTGCAAATAAAGCTCTAAGGATTTAAAAGCAGGTATGTATAAATACATTATAGTAAATATTAATGGTAGTTGGATGAGAAAAGCACTGAACACATTTTTCTGTTCAGGAGTATAGCTTCTAATAAGTTCTGATAAGTCCATATTTTTTGCGACAAAAATAATAGTAATTTTATAATTTAAAGATAAGGAGGAAAAGAAAAATGGCTAATATTGAACATTTCATACCATTTCTTATAAAATGGGAAGCTGGTATAAGTAAGAAAAGCAATGAAACCAATGAGTCTCTTTTTCAAAGAGCAAGAAAAACAGGATGGGCTGATGATCCCGATGATTTAGGAGGACAAACTATGGTAGGTGTGACAATGGCTACCTATGAGGAATATTGTCGTAGAAAAGGTTATCCAAAACCTACGACCGGAAGGTTGATGGATTTGTCATATAACGATTGGAAAAGTATCTTGAAGATGTTGTATTGGGATAGATGGAATGCGGATGAAATAAGAAGCCAAAGTATAGCAGAGATAGTATGCGATTTTGTATGGGCTTCTGGGGTACATGGTATTAAAGTACCGCAGGATTTGGTTGGTGTGATTCCTGATGGCATTGTCGGGCCTAAGACACTCGCCGCAGTAAATTCCCGTAATCCCCGTGAATTGTTTGACCAGATCAAGATTGCACGGTTTGATTTCATCGAGGATATATGCCGGAAACGCCCAGCAAACAACAAGTTCAAACGGGGCTGGATGAACCGTATAAATGATATAAAATTTGAGGGATGAAACAGAGAGTCTATATATGGATTGCGGTAGGGATAGCATTGCTATTGCTGTTTGGATCATGCCGGAGCATAAGGTATGTCCCGGTAGAAACTATAAGGACTGACAGTCTTTATCTTACCATGCATGAGCGTGATTCCATCTACATTAAGGATTCTGTCCATATAAAAGAGAAAGGCGATTCAGTGTTTGTTGACAAGTGGCATATAGTCTACCGTGACAGGATGATTCGCGATACAGCCTATATAGAGAAGGAGAAAGAGTTAGAAGTCCCCTACCCTGTGGAGAAGGAATTAACATGGTGGCAGAAGACGAAATTAGAACTAGGAGAGTTTTCAATAGGTATTATATTAATATTACTAATCGTAGTCATTTGGCTGATAAAGAAGAAGGGAGGTGCAAGATGAAATAGTAACCAAAATGCCACAGGTAGAAGCGTGGCACATAATAGAAAAACTCATAACAAAAGTAATTCTTTCAGGGGCTTAGAATCAAAAAAAAGCCCCCAACGCTCATATTAATATTGCCACATAAAAACATGATAAAAGCATAAGACACTGCACGTTGGAGGCTAAATATCTTCAACAAAATGTCTTATGCTTTGTTCATCGATATATCTTGTTTTATGTGGCATGGCAAAGATAAGAATAAAAAATTAGAAAAAACATGTGCAAGTCAGAAATCTTTGCCAAAATAATTAATATTGTTTCAAAAGAAACAGAAGTGTCTGTAGACCAAATATTATCGTCTGATAAGAATATGGAGACAGTGGATGCCCGGTATCTTCTTGTATTTTTTCTTTTCGAAAGCGGTATGTACCCTTCACAAATAGCCGCTCATATCCATAAGACTAAACGTGCTGTCAACTACATGATATCCAATTTCCATGAGAGGATGGAGAGTGGGAAAATGATGAGAATATATTGGGACGATATAAAGAATTTGTTGGGAAACAACTGATTTTCCATGAGTTATGATCTATATACTTTTGTGCACGGTCGATTTTGACCGGATACAAAATACAAATACTTATGGAACGAACTTATGTTTTTAACCAAGACGGTGGAACCGGCGCAAACAATGGCCTGCTTGCGTCCATTCTTCCGTCCTTGCAGAACCGTGGAATTGACACTGGCTATCTGATGGGGCTGATGGGAGGAAACGGAAACGGAGGTTTCTTCGGAAACAATGGCGGTTTTCAGGACATCATCGCATTGATTGTGATTGCAGCCATCTTCGGTAACGGGAACTTCGGATTTGGTGGCAACAACAACCAAGGAGCGAACGAAGGAAGAGAAATGATCATGCAGACACTTAACCGAAACGGTGTCGACATTGCAGCATTAGCACAAGCTGTGAACACATCATCAGACCAAATCCTTGCCGGTATTAACTCTGTATCACAGGCTATCTGCGGTCTCGGCAACCAAATGGGCCAGAACACCAACAGTATCCTCACTGCGATCATGCAAGGTAACAACGCTCTGACATCTCAGATCTGTAGCTGTTGCTGCGACATGAAACAGCTTGTAACCACACAGGGATACGAGAACCAGCTTGCGATGTGCAACCAGACTAACACATTAGTCAACACTGCTAACCAGAACACATTGTCATTGCGTGATGGTGCGACAGCCAACACGAATGCCATCCTTGCCAAACTTGACGCTATTCAGAATCAGGCATTGCAGGACAAGATCGCATCTCTTACTGCGGAAAAGGCTACTTTGACAGCCGAAATCTCTCAGCGTAACCAGAATGCAACCATCCTGAGTGCGGTAGGACAACAGATCGCTCCTTTAGCAGCCGGATTGCAGGCATTGCAGAGCGATGTTGATGGTATAAAATGTAAATTACCTAACACTGTCCCGGTACAATACCCTAATATTGTAGGTGTGAACGTGGATACATATCGTGCCGCAGCATACGGTGCTTATGCAGGTGATGCTGTATATGGCCGTGGTGGTTACGGATGCGGTTGCAATAACTACTGGGGTTAATCCGGTGAGAAAGGAGGTAGATATGTGGCCTAACTTTTTTACAGGATTTCCGTTCCCGTTTCCCTCCCTCGGCAGAGTGAATTACAACACTCTTCCTACGGTGGCTGTAACAGTCGGTACTGAGAATGTGACTTTGGAGCTTCCTAACCATGCGTTCCGCAACAGGGATTATGTCGGAGGGTTCTATGTCAATCTTCGTCAGGCGATCCCTGCCGGCACGACTGCCACGCTGCCTATATTGATAGGGACCAACGGGGATACAAGACCGTTGTTAGCTTACAACAACGAGCCTATTACGGTTGCCAACCTTGCCGGAACTGGTATTTATGAAATCCACTATAACAAATACACCAACGAGCTGTTCCTTGTTAATGGCGGATACAGACCTACCGCTACTCCGGCTGCAACGGCAGAAGCAATGTCAAGCAAAAGCAAGTAGTTAACACGGGTGCCGGGTTTCTTGGCACCCTATTAAAATTAAACCAATATGTTTCAATCACTTCGTACCAATAACCAGTTATATATACTTCATAAGGATGCTAACCCGTTTATCGAATACGGCCCGGTAGTCAGCGTTTCCGCTCCCAAGCCGAAATATCCTATGGCATCCCCTATGGGACAGTTGCCCCAAATGGAAATGGTTGTGGATGTTGTTGTATGTGTCAACGGGCAGAACACGACTTTCCAAAATCTTCCTGCCGGCATGGATATAGCCGACTTCGGACAGAACGGCAATATCGTAGTGTCATGCTCACGTGATGCGATGAATAACGAGGTCGCTTCTATGAAACAGAAAAGCATAGACATCATCAACAGCATGGATTTTCACAATTCCGTCATTGCAGGGTGTGACAAGATGCTTACGCTCTTGAACCCTGAATTTGCCGAGAAACAACGTCAGGAGCAGGAAATATCCTCTCTGAAAGGGCAAATGTCGGAAATGAGCAAGAACATGTCTGACCTTATGGAATTGAACAAACGGCTTATGGAACAGCTCGGAGTGGTTGAAACATCCAAAACAAAGAAATGATTATGGGAATGTGGGAAATATTAGAAGAAGGGCGTGACGATTACGGACGCGGCTTCGGTATGAGAGGTGACGAGGTGGAAGAAGCCTACAAGGAAGGCTGCCGCCACGGTTACGAAAAGGCCATGAGAGAGATTCATGGAGACATGGGCTTCCGTGATGGCGGAAGAAATTATTCAGGATCAGGTATGGGAGAACGCAGGTATCCCGGCTATTTCCCTGAATATCCCCGCATGGATGACATGGGAGAACGCAGACGCAGACGCGCCAACGGTGAGTTTTATTAATGGTGGAGGGGTGGAATGCCCCTCTTTTTAAACAAAGGTTATGGAACAGAGATTGGATACATACAGCAGATTCCCATCTGGCATGAGGGAATATCTGGAAGCATACGGCTTTCATTTCAGCAAGAAACTTTATGAATGGGCCGTCTCAAAAATGAAAGTGAAAGACGAAACCACGGGTAAAGAAAAAAAGTTGGAGCCGTGGAGCAAAGATGAAGTGGACGATATGCTGAAAGCGAACGGAATTACCATCGAGCACGACAAGGGTTATGACGTTGCTTATGTCGCAAACATGCTGAAAGCGGATTTCTATAAAAAATCATTGGTTGACGAGGCACATTTGTGCAAGCATATAAAATGCTACCTTGATGATATTGATGGCGATCCTTGCAGGGCGTTTGACGAGTTCTTTGCCACCTGTATAGGTAAAGGGATTCCTGTAATCTGGTCGGATGTGATATGATTGTTCAGGAGTTCTACATACCAAAATATGGGGACTGGCACGTCAAAGTGTATTATGCGGTACACACCTATTGGGCGGATCGGATCATTATGGACCTGTACCGTATAGGATGCAGGGGGGATTCCCTCAAGCGTGCGTATCGCAATCTGACCGAAGGCAGAATGAATACCGGTCTAACCTATTCGGACTACAGGAGAAGAGAGACGGTAATGGTTATCTCTTTGACTTCTACCCCCGAAGAGTTTCAAAATTCGTGGGACCACGAAAAAGGTCATTTGTGCCGGCATATCTCCAAGGCTTGCGGGATTAATCCTTATGGAGAGGAAGCGCAGTATCTTAGCGGATATGTGGGGCAGAAGATGTTCCCTGTTGCCAAGAAGTTCTTATGTGAACATTGCAGAAAGGGACTGGAAAAATAATAATCGAACAGAAGCGTTCTTTGACTTGTTGGAATTACCGCTGAATTAAAAGTGTTAAATATCTGGTTTGAGTTTATAAAATCAAATTATTTTTCTACTTTTGTAAACTCAAAAAAAACAAAATGTGCACATGAAAGACATATTTTCAAGACGATTAAAGATTGCCAGAAAGATAAAAGGTATGTCTTTAATGAAACTAAGTAAGGCTATGGACGGCATAGTTTCAGCTAATGCATTAGCTAAATATGAGAGAGGGGAAATATTCCCTTCCAGCAATGTTATGATAAAGCTGTCATCTGTCCTAGACGTTTCTGTTGATGATTTTTTCAGACCTGTTACTGTATGCATAGATGTCGATAGCATAAAATATCGGAAACGGGCTTCTTTAGGTAAAAAAGAAATAGAGTCGATAAATTGTTACGCTTCGGCTCGTTTAGAGAAATATCTCGAAGTGGAGAAAATGAGTGGGGAGACCTCTGTTTTCTCAATAAACTATTTTGATGTACCTATAAAAAGTGAAAGTGATGTACTGACTATAGCATCAAGATTTAGACAAGATTTTAATCTTGGCAATTCTCCCATTTCAAATCCAATAGAGATACTTGAAAGTGCTGGAGTCAAAATTATAGAAGTTGATGCTTCTCCAAAATTTGATGGCGATAGTTTTACTTGTGGAGATGTGTTTGTGATCGTACTAAACAAGAATTTTACAGCTGAAAGAAAAAGAATGTCATTGTTTCATGAAACAGGGCATAAAGTTATGAATATTCCTGATGGAATGAATGAGGAACGGTTATGTAACGTATTTGCAAATGAAGTGCTTTTGCCATCAGATATCTTTATTCAAAAGATAGGAAAGATAAGAAAAGATATTTCATTAGTTGAACTGAAAGATTTACAACGTCAATATGGTATATCGGTAGAAGCTATGATGGTAAAGGCAAGACAGTTGGGAATTATATCAGAGAATAGATACACCTGTTTTTACAAACACAAGAATTCCTCCAAGAAGTTCAAAAAGGAAGTTGAGGATAGTGTCTTTCATGAGGAGTATTGCAAAAGATATGAACGTCTAGTATTTAAACTTCTTTCAAATGAAATTATTACGGAGTCAAAATGTGCCTCATTGTTGGAAACTAACCTTTCTGATGTTCATAATAGATTAAATCTGATATAATGGATGTAGTAGTAAACGACACAAATATATTCATTGATTTGTTATCAGTAGAACTCTTGGAAGAAGCATTCAAACTGCCAATCGATTTTCATACGGTAGATTATGTTGTATCAGAGATTGTTGATAGCTATCAGAAAGAATGTATTATGAGCTTGGTTGATAGGGGATTGTTGACAGTAAAGGAGTTTAATGAAATTGAATCATATGAAATCATAAATATGTACGGAAAACGAAGCAATAACGTATCTGTTACAGACTGTTCGGTATGGTACTATGCAAAACAGAACAACTACCGACTACTTACTGGAGACGGAAAACTGAGATATAGTGCCATTAATGACGGTGTTATGGTTTCCGGGATTTTATTCATTACAGATATGCTTGTTGATTATGGAATAGTTGACCCAATTACGATGACTTCAAAACTCAATGAATTATCCAGTGTAAACAAGAGGCTATCTAAAAAGTTGATTGAGGAATATGTTTCTAAGTATATGAATATGAAAAAGATGTCTTAAAGACAAGTATTGATAAAGTCTTGTTAATTCAAAATAAATCAAAGCGGTAATTCCCAACGGTTTTACCGCTTTTTTTATGTTAACAGAATATGGAAGAAGATAAGTTGAACATATTGCTTGAGCAGGCTGATGATGTGCCTCACTGGTATTTCTGCCGTTTACTTGCTGTGATGCGATGGAACGTATAGAGAGGTTCATTTATAGACTGATACCCTTTGTCGTGTTGGCAAGGGTGATATCGTTGTGCCTGTAATTCCCGTTTTTCCTACCCCCAAAAAGATTAAAGAAAGACCAAGGATATTTCCCCTAGTTTTATAAGAGTTCGCATTTGAAAGCCCCTAAATCTTTAGTTTAGCGGTAATTCACTCTATAACCAAATAATAAACCTCTCTATCAGCGTCTGAACAAGTGAATGTCGGCTCATCGAAGAAGTTCATGTTTAAATGTGCTTTAATAAATTTGTCCTTCCCGTCAGAATCCAACAGCATCAATGTTTTGTCTACTGTTTCAAGTTGTTTCTCTGACATATACGACTTCCAATAGTCAGCACGTGATTCATATCCTTCACAAGGTTGGCTTGAATAATATTCAAGTTCTGATACTATATCACCGACCTTCATTTCTTGCACTTCGTTTTCGTTTCCTGCATATCCGAAATAGAACCAATATATTTTCTTCCCTTTCAGTTTCTTGGCTTCTTCAACTGTTAGAACCTTTGCTTCTCCGTTCTCTATTCTATGTATAAATTCGTTCGTTTTCATAACCTTACTTTTTTATTACTGTGTAAAACGGTGCTTCCATCCCTACTTGGCAATACGCCGTTCCTTTTTCGTCTACCCAAACAGCCTGTCCGTAGCTACTGTCAGGGTGATTGGTTGTGGCGGTTACTTCTACTTCTTCACCGTTCACATTGTTTTTCAATATCGCTTCCATCAATTGTTCCGCATCATTTACAAATTCTTCAATTTGATTCATAATAAATTGCCCGTCATGCCGATAGCTAAGCGTTAATTGTTTGCAAAATTATCATTTATAAATCAGTAATTCGTTTTATAAAGTATGTTTTAAAGCATACTTTTAGCGTATTCCGCACGTCTGTTTATCTTAGTGCGCAATGCGGTAAGGCGATTCCGTGTAAACTCTTTATTGGTAGCCGTCCTTAATCCCATTGCATTTAGCTTGTCCGCTACTTTGTCAACATCCTGCGGTGTTTGGCAGTCTTGCAGCATTACGGCAATCGTCCGGTTTAGCTTGTCGTCCATCGCTTCTTTTCTTCTCTTTTCCCCGTTCACCTTACCTCCTTTTGCCTGTCCGGATGTAGTACCACCCAAAGAGGTGCACCAGTTGCCCGATTTTGAGTAAAAGCCGCCTTCTTGCTCTATCTTTTTCTTTCTTGCTTCCAATGCAGCTTTAGTACGGTTCTTTATATTAAGCCGTTCTATCTTAGCAAAAGTTGCCATCATGGATAATTGCAGCTCTATAAGTGGATTCATGTCGGAGCAATCAATATCAAGATTCACGTTTGAGATGATTAACCGCAACCCCTTTGGGGCGAAAAATTCGGCTATCATATCACTAAGTTCTATAATGCCACCTCTTGTAAGGCGTGAAACTTCCGACACTATAATAGTATCTCCTTTATTCGTCTTTGATAACAATTCGGATAGGTTTCTTTTTTTGTACGAAACGCTTCCGCTTATTCCTTCATCGGAAATAATCTCATCAATTTGCAGCCCTTTTGATTCGGCATACTTTGCTATTATATTTCTCTGGCTTTGTGCGTCTTGCTCGTCAGTCGAGAAGCGGTGATAGGCATATATCTTTCCCATAATTCAATATCCGTTTTTAAGTTAATACAATTCGTTTAATTCTTCTTAGAAACCGTTGTGCCCCGTCATTTCCTTCAATGTTCCGCACACTATCCAAATTACCACCAGTATAAAAAACATAGTTCGTTCCTCCTTATTTTAGTTAATAGAAATTTCGGTTTGCTGTTTCTCCCAATCGTATGTGAATGTGGCTGCATATTGTTCACGGTCGTACACAAACACCTGATAACCTATTTGCCCGTAACAGCAAAACAATGGTTGTGTACGCAGCATTATGCCGTTCCATGTCTTACCGTTCAGATACCTTTCCCATGCGAATTTTCCTGCCTCAATGGCGTTTTTTAATCTGTTCATATCTTTATAATTTTAGTTTGTTATCAGTTCCCGGCGGCGGTGTCGCTCCGCTTGTTGTCCCCCACGCCGGGATAGTTGGTTATTTAAACACATGGTCTATAAATACCGTATTAGTTTGCCATTCTCCGCGCTTTTTGAAAACGAAATACCCGCGTATAGTTGCCGTTTCTTTCATTCCGTTTGCAAAGTCATAGGCTGCTTGCTGGTTCTTGCCAAACTCTTTATTTATTGATCCGCTGTTATTGCTTACCCTATAGTGCAGCTTTGCAGGGGCTTTTGTTCTATCTGTAATAATATTCATACTTTCCGTTTTGTGCAATTGCTTGCGGTTAATAATTCGTTATTAATATCCTGCCTACACCTTGCGCGGTGTAGGCGCGTTGTTTCCTTCCGTGTATTGGTAGCCTGTATTTATTGGCCAATAAGGCGATGAGCCTAAATACTTTGCCATGCGGTTACGATAACGTGCGTATATGCGAAAGTATTCCATAAATCTGCCGCGCTGCCTTACATAGCTGCTTATTCGCTTCCATTGCTTATTTAATTGTTCGGGTGTTTTCGTTCTCATATTCGCTTTGATTTAATTGTAAATAATTCGTTTTTTAATCCTTTTCCGCAATCCCGGCAGCCGTATTACTGCCGGGGTGTCATAAGATGATATGTTGGCAAAAAGCCCCAACGTACGTCTATGCTAACATGTGGCAATATATTTTATATTTATTCATTTATTACTTCGTATGTTGGATATATCCATCTCACTAAATCAGCATTTTGCGTTTCACCGCCATAAAGCCTGAAATATGGTTCTCTCCCCTGCTTTATTCGGTATTCTATATCTGTATGCTCAAGAATTTGTTCAGGTGTGAAAAATCGTTCATGGATGAAGCATTTTTCACCGCATACATCAATTTGTTTGCCTTGCAAGGCTTTATATCCATTCTTGTGTATAAATTCGTATATATTCATGATTTAATGTTTTTAAGTTCATAAAACTAGTTCCCGTATATTCATCAAAGACCACGGTTAAGCCGATACGAGATAATTGGTTACTTTTGGTTTTTCCATGTATTGTAGTCATTCGTAGACTCAAAACACATGAAGCCTCCACACACTTTGGCGACATTTGAAGGCGTAAACGGACATTCTTTAATCGCCTGATATCTTGTTTTTACTTCTGCAAAATAAACTCTCATAATCACTTTATTTTATTTGCAATGCTGCGTAGTATCCTCCGATCCATATTAATAACTCTTTCGGGGTGAAATACCCGCTTATACGCTTATTCGGGTAACGTGTTGTTATTTCGCCGTTGTCACCATCCGCCAATATTATAGAGTATGTTTGTTTCGGCAAACTTGATGGATAGAGGGCGAAACCATTTGCCGCACAATATACTTGCAATTGCTTTAATGCTTCTTTTGATGTCATATCCTTAAAACTTATCTGATTCATCATTTTTGTTTAAAAATTCGCGTAACTTATCCCTGTCGGTGCCGGAAATGAATATCACAGCACCGAATAACAAAACCAACAAAACCATATTCAGCTAATTAAATGACCGTCTTTAATCGTCCGTTACCATCCGTAAACCCGTTAAGTATTTCCGCCTCTTTTTCGGCTTCTTCCTTAGTCGGATAGCATTCTATTATACAGTTGTCCAAATTATCTAATATGCCGTAATATCCAAGTGTTAACGGCTTATCCTTGACGGTGTAACGCTTTCCTTTTACTTTCTTCTCATAAAATTCCACTCCCTCAGTAAGCGGGGTATAATGTGATGAAGCGCTAAGCGTGCCCGATTCTATTTTGCAATTAAACTCAATTATACCGGGCAGATCGTTTTTTAAACTGCTTTCCAGGCTTACACCGTCATAAGTTACACTATATTTTCGCTCCTTATCTGTGTACACGTTGAAAATATCGCCCGGCTGCATGTCCTCGCGTACTTTCGCACTGGTTATGATTCCAGCGCCTTCAATGTTATAATAGCGCACGCCGTTAAAGTTGCCCATTTCGGTTAAATGGATATTACCTAACTTCTCCGGTTGTTTCGTTTCTTCCTCTAATTCCGGGATGTATATTTCTTCAGAAAGTGCCGGAAGTTCTTCCACGGCTTCCACCTTTTCGAAAGCCATCAGGTTGCGCACTTCGTCCGCTTTCTTCTTACTGAATATCCATCCGGCACGCTTTTCACCGTTGTAATTTAAAGACGGGTTAAAGCGTCCACCCAGTTCCTTTAATTGCTCTTTGATAGCCTTCGTATCACCAAAAACTGCAATCGCCTTTTCTGAATAGTCCACCATTTCCAAACCTTCAACCGTCACGGCTTCCATTTCTTTGGCTTCCTCAGCCTTTTCAGTCTTAATGCTGCTTTTCTTTGCTTTCGGCTCTATAACCTTATATTCGTCGCTTACTTCTATATGGATGTAAAAATTAGTATCAAAATAGTCTTGCATGCCGTCTGAATCATTATAACGGAAAGAACTAGCATAAGTCGTAACAGCGTCCAACACTTTAAACATTTCCGGCGTTAACTCATTTTCCCAGCCCTTTACGGTTGACATTGTGGACATATAACCACGTTCCGCGCTTCTTGATCCTTCAACGAAAGGAACACAAGGGCCGGATTTTAATTCGATATACATTGAATCAGTGTACATGCTCCATTCAGAACGAACCGAGAATTTAAAACCCGGGAAATTCTTCTTTGCATAAGATCTAACCTTTGCGGCTATTTCTTTAGTTGATAACTTGCTGTCATAATTTGAACCAGCCCAACCGTTTTGTGTGTAGAAATCCATTGGTTTCATATCTTATCCTTCTTGTATTATTCTTTAGTCCACTCTTTTTTTACAAATCCCTTGAAAGAACCGAACACCTTTTTGAAATTAGTGATAGCTTCTTTCTTCGTCTTGCCGTAATAGCAATAACGCGATCCATTGTAGAACTCAACCGTTAATTTGTACTCTTTCATAACTGTTATATTTAAATTGTTAATAATTCAAAGTATAGCGTGAAACAGTGGTTAATAATATTGGATAATGCCAAATAACACCAATCAAAAAAAAATGGAAGAATATTTGCAAGAATCAAAACAGAGAAGTACCTTTGCTCCGTGTGATAGGAATGAGGTACTTTAGTATTTCGATCCTTTGAGAGCTTTAACATTGCCGTGTTAAGGCTCTCTTTTTATTCCAACACTTAATAACACGCTTTTGGATATCACGTATACGCTTCGCTTTACGTTTACCCTTGTGAAAAGTAATCGGATATCTTGTGTTATCACTATGTGATATCCTTTCCTTTTCACAACACAAAGGTGCAAAAAAGTTACCATTCTACCAAATATTTACCTACTAAATTTGTAAACAAACATAAAAATATTACATGTTAAATAACATACAATTAGAAGCCTAATCAGTGCAATATTAAGCCCTTTTGCTTTCATCTTCACAATGTATCGCCTACACCTATCTTTGCCCTATATTGCCCTTATTAAAGCCGTATACAACGAATCAAACGAGCGCTGCAATGCGTTGCAAGTATACCCCGCCCCCTCTATGCCAGTGCAGCCGTAAACATCCGCCCTCTCCCGATTTTTTTTAATTTTTTTTCTGAATTTTCACGTCTTACAGTGTTGCAATATTTCGTATCTACAACATAATTTATTATGTAAAATAATATTATTCATCATTATATCAATATTCATGTTTTGCGTTGATGCTTTCCTATGCAGATTGCTTTTATTCCCCTTTGTTTATTTAAATAATCAAAGGGAGTGAGGTGTTCGCTGTGCTCACTCTTTCTTTATGTTACTTTCTTTCTATGTATTTTGGATTAGACATTTTTCCTTTATTTATATAGGGTATGTCTAATATGCAATGATGTAGTACTATGCAATACAAAGTCCAGATATCAATATTACAAATATGCTTTTACTTTTAAGATTAAAAACTTAATGTTGAAACGGATTTAAATATATCATAGTGATAAATATTAAAGTAAAGCTTTAATATATGAATTTAATTAATTATATTTGCGTGTATTATAATATTATAATATGAATGACTATAAGTTTTATATGATGCGTTACGGTGAGCTTGGTGCCGTTTGGAAAGACTTGGAAACGGGTTTTCCCGGATTGCGGTATAAAGAATGTACAGGCCTTAATTCGTATGGAGAGCCTACAAATATGTATGCAGAGGATTTTGCCGAAACAAGTAAGGCGGAGGTGTATGTTTCCAGCACACCGGCATACAAGCAGACAACTATAAAACTGACATTGATATTCTTGGAGGATGATACCAAGGATGATAAGTCTTACCGTGACTTTATGGCTTTCATTACTGGCTCCAAGATTGCCTACCGTGATACAGCGAGGAAGAGAAAGGTTCTGATGTACCTTTCAGGAGCCACAGAGCCTAAAAGCGACACCCTTTACGGGCAGAAATACAAGGAAGTGACGTTTACGTTCAAGAACGTTTACGGACATTCCTTCGGATATGACGAAACTTTTCCTAACGAATAAAATTAAATTCTATATTGCTATGTTTTTAGAAACAGAGACCTTATCAGAAGCATTGTCTTTCGCCAAGCTGAAAGACTTGCCAAAGAAGTTCAATCCCGAACTGGGGCTTACTTGGATATTGGCTATCGCTCTTATCAAAAAGAAGAACCTCATGAATGCCTACGCCATTGTGGAGCAGAGGGCAGACGGACTTATCCAGTACAAGAAGACATTCGGACGGCTTTCTCCTATTGATGGGCTTATTTCCATCCATCCGTATATGTACGTAGATGAAGAAGCGTTGGGAATGGCTATGAAAGCAAACAGACGAACTATCGCCATGCACTATGCTGGCTATGCGGATGAAATCATTGACTCGGACGATGAAAAGTTCAAGGCGTACCAGTTGCAGTACGCTATGGATATGCAGAAGCTGAACATGAACCAAGAGAAACCTAGATTCGGGAAGTCTGTTGTTGATGAAGTGGAGGAAGCGGCTAATCCGGTTGTTGAGGAAGTGTTGAAGGAGAATGAAGCCGTAGCAACGGTTGAGGACGAAGGAGAGTGTATTATTGAGGTCGAGGATGCTAAGACAGCGTTCAGACCGAAGAGATGTAGAAAGGCAAAAACAGAGGAATAAGGTATGGCAAAGAACAAGAAACAACAAGGATTTGAGTTCATCATCAAAGAAAGTGATGTGTTGGAGAGAGAAAACTTCGGCTCGTTTGAGATTGTAATCACGAAAGGATATGCCTGTTTTAAGAACTACACAGGATTCCGGGTGTTCACTACTCCATACGCAGTAGGATTGGACGGTGTGGCGCATGAAACATCCCTCTATGCATGGTTGAAGTATATGGTGGACTTCAAGAAATCCATCAAAGGCAAGGAGAATGAAATGTTCGGGGAAACTACTTCCACCAACAAGGAGTTCTTGGACGGTATGAAAGTGCTTACAGAAACTAACCTTGTGAAGCCTATGACCGTGTTTACTGACATAAATGAAGCGCAGAAAGAGGCTGAAAACTACATGAAGTGGATGGAAGGTCAGATGAAAGATTTAAATAAAGCTATGAACACTACGCCGCCCGAAGAAGACTTGAAAGCTAATGCGGAATTTGAACAGAAGGCTATCATGGCAGAAGAAGCGAAAGAGATGTTTGACGATGGAACTGAAACCGAGAAAGGACAGGTATAACCCGGACAATGTATATCACATCTACATAAAGATGGAACGGCATCCCGGTGTGAAATGGGTGTCATTCAAGGACAAGCAGACCGGAGAAGTGACAAAGGGGCTTTTTATTCCCGATGTAGAAACAGGGTGTATTAAGGTGAGAAATGGTAATATGTTTCTTAGCTTTAAGGCGATACCCGTAAAAGGATGCATAAATACCCATGTGATAATACCGAATGTTTCAAAAGGTGTAGATTGTAATTTGGGTAAATGTGGGAAAAAGGAAGTGGATTTCAGAAAGGCTACTATCGGCAGTATGTATGTTATGGGTGAAATACTTAATGAAGACCAAAAGAAAATAATAGAAAAGTATGTCAGAAAAAGAGGATTTCTTAAAATCGGACGTTGTAAAAAAAGTTGAACGCATCGTGTGCGATTGCGTAAATAAAGTATTCTGTAAGGACAAATATTCGCCTATATCTCCATTGTCTTTATACGAAGGGAAGACAAATATACCGTTCGTAAAGAGAATGGCGAGACCGGCTGTGTTTGTGACTGCGCATGACCGATTTGGGGTATCGTACAGTGCGCTAGAAAAGCATTCTCATATTCATGCACGTAACATTATACGATCTGTAAAGACTTATAAGAGCATTCCTGATTCAGACAATGCCGTAATGATGATAAAAGAACTTATAGAAGTTGAACTAAAAAAATTTCCAATTTTATGAGTGATTTGCTTGCTTTTAAACGTAATGCCATCATGCTCGGTCTTTGCACTGGGTATAAAAATAAATGGGACGCAGCGACAAGTAAGGAAGCGTTAATGGATATGGCGTTAGATTCAAACGGTGTGGAACTGTTAGCAGATGCTCACAGCTTTGGATTCGGTATGGATATTCAGTATATGAAACGGACGTTTTCTGACTATATTAATGGTAAATGGAAGCGGAACAAGGACGGATATACTTCGTGCCTGTACGTGGACTTTAATGGGCAAATAGAGCAGGATTCCACGCTTACTACGGTGCTTGCTTCAAAGGTTGAGTTCCATGTTCCGAAAGGAAGCGTTTGCAAGCTGTATGTGGGTGCAGAATCTACTGTTAACATTACCGGAGAAGGTATCTGCTATGTGTACTCATACGGTCACAATGAAGTGACCGGCAGGTTTAAGTTAATGAATTGTATACCTAAGTCCGAATGGGCTAAATAAGTAAATAGTATGAAAGTACCAATAGATAATATGACTTTCGCTGAAAGTGAATACCACAGAGACAATAAGATATGGAATGCTCAAACACTTTATAATTTCGCGAAAGCAAAGGAATACCCTATACGTGATATGCCATTGTGGAATATAGACCTGACTGTTGAACCGTTTGAGTGCAGCCAGCTTCATAGTTTCATCTTTCAATGCAAACGTGTTCTTGATTGTTCTTTAGACTATCCTATTATACTGGATGAAGTAGGACAAATAGCAGACGGATACCATAGATTATGCAAAGCTATCTTGGAAGGTAGAAAAACGATTAAGGCTATCAGGCTGCTGGAAATGCCGGCACCTGATAGAATTGAAAATTAATATTTTATGACCGAAGAAAAACAAATACAAGATAGTATAGAACTACTTGAACAAAATGCTTTGCCAATTCCTGATGATGGCGATATGGTTGAACAAATACCATTGTTCAGTTCGTCCGATATGCAGTCAGTCATTGAGGATGGGAAGAAAAAACCGCCTATCCATAGGTTGTGGGGTGATTTTTGGTGGGAGAACGAGCTTGTTTTCTTGTTCGCTGACAATGGTATTGGTAAGTCTATTCTAGCCACACAGATAGCCTACGATATTGCCAAAGGGAAGAGCGAATGTTCAGAAGTGGAGATGCCACCGCAAGCCGTGTTGTACTTCGATTTTGAGCTTTCGGACAGGCAGCTTGCAAGACGGTATAAAAATGCCAAGTTCCCTAAAAATCTTGTAAGATGCACCATATCGGAAGAAGTGGATAGCGAAGAGTTCAGCATGAACGTAATTGACGGTATCAGGAGCAAGCTGCTTGACACGGGAGCAAAAGTAATGATACTCGACAACCTTTCCTATCTTTCCACGCAGACGGCAGAAGCGGAGTATGCCGGGGTAATCATGGACGGACTTACAAGATTGAAACGTGAGTTGAATATAAGTATCATGGTGATAGCACATACCCCGAAGATTGAAGAATGGAAACCATTGTCGAAAACGAATATGGCAGGAAGCAAGATATTGTCTAACTTTGCAGACGGAGTATTTGCCATAGGACGTACAAGGAATGGAGGACGTTATCTAAAACTACTAAAAACTCGCATGGTGAGTGAACCGGATGAGAAGTCGCTCCTGCCCTACTTCAATATTATTTCGGAGCCTTACCTTCATTTTGAAAAAGTTGGTGATGAAACGGAAAAGAAATTACTTATGGGGAAACCTGCAAAAGATTTTTTCACTTCTATTTGGGATAGAGATACGACATCCCCTATTCCTCTGAATGAGCTGGTCAAACTAATTATATCTAAGGATAATTCTAAGAATACTATAAAGGCTAAAGACGGAAATGCTCGAAAACGTATTGACCGTGCTATAAAATACGGCTCTTTAAGGAAAGATGAGTTAAAGAATGTTTTTCTGAAAACAGAAGATTGATTGTCAATTATCCACAAACTGTAATTTAAAACAAGTTAAAGAGCGCTGGAAAAGCCATAAGATTGGGTTACAAGGATCAAAATATTGTGGCTTTTCCAGTAGTTATAATGGTTCGCATTTGAACCCATAAATACTTAGTTTAAAAGTAGTTAACGTTTACAATTCATTTCTTTTTAAGTATTTCAATACATTTCTTTACTCCATCATCGAAACCCTGTTTATACCCTTTGGTATAATCCCCTGTGGTATATACCGTCATTGACAGAAAAAATAGAAGGATACCTAAAGCCTTATGCCAACCAGGAAGCGAGATGGAAAACGGCTTAAATGTAATTGTGAGATCTCCAACCCATAATAGGGCGATAATACATATAAATGTGAATAAAATTATTTTCATCGCTTATTTTCTTTCAATAATTCCGGATTATCATATATGTTACCTATCACTTCAAGATGATTACCTTTGCACAATAAAAATCCACGTTGATTATTTAACAAACGAAACCCACCATCAATATAATCTACTGAAAAATTGTCGTAACCAGCAACATTGGAACAAAAAACTCCATTAGGAATATCAATCCCATATTCTTTTGTTTTGACTATATCCCCCTCGTAAATCTCTTTGCCGTTCTTGTCACATAATCCGGTGAACTGTCCTACTGTTTCAGGAAGAACTACACAAGTCTTCTTTTTTGGAATAAGTTCAGCATTTTCAACGAGTGTAATAGTTGGGTAGTATCTTGGATATGTTGTCAAAGATCCTTCTATCCACTGTCCTGTTTCAAATTCTTTCCCTCTGAATTTTATTTCACGTTTCATAATCAATATCTTTTTCCGTTCAACATAGGTCTTAATTCATTGTATCTCATCTTCTTATTAACATTTTTATACATATTTCCAAATATATCCGTTACTATGTTTTCTTTTTCCATTGCAAACTACGCTTATTAATGAATCTTTTATTCCAAGTTCTCTAAATATCTGTTTGGAAGATTCCCATACTTTAATTAAAGTACCATCCAAAGAAAATTGCGCTACTCTTTTAGGAGTGTGGGCTTTCTGATATATTAATACTTTATGCGAATCAGTAGTTGATTTCTGATTCTTGTTTTAAAAAATTAGATAAATGAAT